TATTAATTAAGGGGTGCTTAATGATATACGGATTACCACCTACAGGAAAAAACCCAAATTTTACTCGGAGTACGTTCAGTATATATTGTCCGAAATTAAAAGAATGGGTTATGTCTCCCGAAAATAACGCGGCGTATAAAAAATTTGTCGATATATGCGACTCAAAAATTAATTACGCTTATTATTTAGAGGATTGGGAATACGCAATGAGTTTAGCAGTTGCGCATTATATCTGTATAACATATCCCGATTACGTTCAAGCTATCGGTGCCGATACGAGTGCCGGTGGTGTAATGAGTTCGCGTTCGGTAGGAAATATCAATTATAGTTATGATTTGGATAAAACCATGAACGACAACCAGGCCTATAAATTTTGGCAACGCACGGGATACGGTAATCAACTTATAAATCTCAGCTGTGCTAAAGGTTGGGTTGGAATTTTGGTAATGGGTTAATGTTCAAATTAGAAACGAAAAAACAACGGTCTATAGTTGATTTAGAAAGATTAAAACAGTATAAGGGCGAGATTGTTTACGGAGTTCCGCGGTCTACTTCGCAAGTGCGAAAGAGCGACGAGATAAGCAATAAAAAGCCTTCGTACAATAACGCCCAAATACTGGCTTTAATGGAACATGGTTCGATAATAAACAATATACCCGAACGGAAATTATTAGGTCCTGTTCGTGAAAAATACAGAGAACAAATAAACGCTGATTTATTAAGGGTTTGCACGTTATTGTTAGAAAATAAACAAGACGAAGCTGATAAACTTATGGAAAGATTAGCGTTGAGAATTGAAGGTTGGACAAAGAAATTTTTCACGGATTCCGATAATGATTGGGCTCCGAATGCGCCCATAACGATTGAAGGCGGTTGGATGCGTAATAAAGTGACGGGTAAAGTGTTCTATGTAAAAGGAAAACACAGCGAAAGGCCTTTAATTGATACCGGTTCATTGCGGTCATCTATTAAGGCCATTTTTTATAAAGAAGGAAAGGAGAGCTAATAATGCTGCGAACACGCGAACAATTAGAAGACACGATTCAAAAATGTGTTTGTCAATTATTACCTAAAATGCCTCCTCAAGATATACGTCCCGCGTATCAACAAAGAGATATGGCGGGTAAAGCGTATGAAACCGATTCGCAAAATTACGAATATCGTGGGTTCAGTCCCAACGATAATTTTATTTATATTCAAGTCAAAATAGGTTCGGAACCTATTGGACCTTATGTTTCGGAAACAGGTACAGTTCAAATAACTAACCTTTTGCAAGCAAAATTTATTTTTTACGGCCCAAACAGTTATCAATTAGCACTTTGTTTATATAGTTTGTTGGCAACGGAAGGCGCGTTGTCTTATTTTGAAACTGAAAATTTGTATATAAGTAATAAATCAGAAAACATTGACGAATTACGTGAATTAGTTAACGAACAATGGTTTGAACGACACGAGTTCACGTTGAATTTATATGAATCATTAGATATCAAAACGCCTGCGCAATTAAAAGTTGTTCCCGCGGAAAGTACAAATATAAAAGTAATTGCGTATGAAGACAACGAAAAAATAGGAGAACATACTTTATGAATATATATGGCGAAGATATAACGGGGTTTGTTCAAGCAATACAACCACTTGTAAGCGAGTATAAAATAAAAAGAACTGTTCTTCCGTCGTATGATATTAATGGTAGAGTATCGAATACAAATAGAATCGACAGTGTTTATGGGTTTATACAACCCGGTGGTAAACGAATAAATACAAATACCGGTGACGGTATGGGACGATGGGTTACCGCGGATTACACGATTTATTGTGTATTACCGAATTATGTTTCCATGGGCGATTTAATATTTACCCCGACGTATGGAACACTTAAAGTAGTCTCTGTTGAAGATTTAAGGTCTTTTGGAGTTATGAACGCATCGTTGACACGTACAAGCACCACAGACCCGAGTTCGGCAACAAATAACGTTATATATGAAGGCGATGATTAATCGCAACAATGTCGGTATACGCGTTGTTTAACGTTATTGATATAAATTGACACAATGGTACCGTTAAAAGTGTCGCAAAACCAAAATTTTGACGGTATATGTGAAAATAGTTAAAACTATTGGAGGAATGATATGCAAGAATATTGGACAAAAGAGTACACAGATTTATGTGAAGGGGTTATTTTCAGAATAAAGAAAATAAATCCGATTGAACTAATCAATTTAGCGACTGCCGCGATTGATTTTGAAACTGCGACGTGGGACAGGCGTTCGGTTTTAATAACGAACACTTTACGTCAAATGCAATGGACGAAAAACAACGAAACTTGGTTTCCACTAATCGAAGAAGACGGAAGTCCGAGGTTACCCGAATTACGCGACCAACCTATTTTAGGATTTGACGTGTTTTTTGCGGTTCGTCGCGACGTATTGACACCGGTTTTTACAGAGTCCAAAACCTTCCAACTCCTTATGCCCGACAAAAAGGAATAACTGTTTCTCAAACGGTTAACTTAAAAAACGTTAATTTTTGGGTATATGGTTTAGTAGCAGGAAATTATGCTACATATACAGACATTAAATATAAATTAAGTATATGGGATGTTTTGGACTTAATCGAAATAATGATTGTAAAAGAAAGTAATCAAAACATTTTATTAGATAGTCAGATAAAGGATTAAACGATATGGCACAGCAATATTTTGACGAGTATTTAGTATCATTAAAACCCGACGTGGATATGAACGCATGGCGAAAAGCGTCAGGCAGTATTACTGGTGTGCTCCAAAAAACATTGTTAAAACCGTTTAGTAAAAATTTAGATAATGAGCGCGCAGAATTAGAACGTTTACAGAAATTACTGAAAACACCGAAACAACTCAAAGAAAGTGGACTTTCGGCGGAAGAAGTAAAGAAACGTGTTGATGAATTACAAAAGACGATTGCCGATGACGAGGCGGCGTTCAATGCGTTTTCAAAAAACGTTACTACTGCGTCTATTTCTTTAGGTGTATTCATTGCCGCGGTAAAAGCAGCAATAGATGCCGCGCAAGCAGCCGCAAAACAAGCATCCGAAATAAGTAATCAATTTGTTTCTCAAGGTTCAATAAAGGTAAATCGCGACGTTAGAAACGTAATGGCGAAATTCGGTGTGGACGCGTCTACGGCACAATCCATAACAAGTGCATCGGAAATACTTAATTATGATTTGAGTGAGTATGCAAAATGGACGCAGGCGCAACGAGAGGCGTTCTCGTCGTTAATGAAAGAATATCAAACAGGTATTGATAAAATAAATCCGAATAAATTACAACAATTTAACAAAGCAACTCAAGAATATCAACTAATGCAAGCGCGTTTTCAATTAAAATTCAAATTAGCACTAACAGAAATGTACGCTAACTCTGAAGGACTTGTGAAAACATTAAATACGTTAGGTGAAAGTATGGACAGTATTGCTGCGATATTGAGTAGCGATGTTGTAAAGGGCGGATTTGATTTATTAATGGGTATAATTAACGGAATACTTAAATTCGTCACTACGCCGTTGAACTGGTTAGGTTCATTGTTTAATGGTGGTGGTTCAAATACGACAAATAATACTGCAAACGTAAATACCACGGTTAATACTACCGGCGGAATAGATAGTGAGCAACTTGCGATTGATATAGGTCTTTCGGTAAAGAACGCAATGACGGGGAGGTAATATATGTCGCAATTCATTATAGAAGACGTTTATAATAATAAAATGTATTACTTTACCGGCGTAAAATCGGTAAATGAACAAACAAATGCGGTAGTTACACAATATACCACGTTTACAGGAACTAAAATTTCCGATAACTCGTATGTAAACCCGAAATCTTTAAGTTTTCAAATGCTTACGAGTGGAGTTGCAATGGTTCCGCAAAAAGAATTTGACGTAGAAACAAACAGTTTCAAAGAACTTTCGTGGCTTGACGTTAAAAAACTATTAGAAATGTGGTTAGCACAAGCAATAAAATTAAACATAACTTCGTATGAAAGTTATTTTGAAAATATGTATCTGACCGATATACGCGCTTCTCGTGAATCTTTATATAATTGGAATCCAACATTATCGTTTACGGAAGTTCGTCAAGCGAGTGTTTCGTATATACAATTACCGTTCCCTGTAAATAATCAAGAGGCGGCAGACGGAAATGGTGACCAAGATTTAGGCGCAAACAACGGTGTTTCGATAGGCGACGTGGGAACAGTGCTCGGCGGTACTGCGAGTGGAGCCTTGTTAGGTGCCGCAATAGGTTCAATTATACCCGGTGTCGGTACGGCAGTGGGTGCCGGTCTCG